CCGAGGTGCGCGCGAAGTTCGCCGGGCAGGACTCCCTCGTCCGCTTCTACGCCGCCGCGCGGCTCGCGGTCGTCTCCGGCAGGTCCGCCTCCCTGAGGCCGCGCGACCTTATAGTTTTTTCATGGATACATGACACGGTCAGGGGCTCGGCCATGCCCGCCCCCCTGTACCAGGCAGCGATGAAGAACGGCCCCTCAGCAGACTTCCCCAGCGAGCGCTCCTACGTGGCGGCGTGCGGGGCGTCCCTGGGCCGCAGGCTCACCGCCGCAGAGCAGAGGTTCTTCGTTAGGGTCGGGAGAATCGCTTCCGCACCCCTAAATGTTTAAGACATTGATGAAACACAGCCGGAGTAGGAGACGTCATAAGCCATGAACCGTCAGCGCAGCACTTGGTCGTCGAAGCCTGGTAGCGAAGCGGCCCCGCGTCAGGCGGCCACGTCTCGCAAGGCCGACATCTTCACCATGAACCAGGAACACCCCCAGCCATCGCCGGTCGAGTACGAGAACGGCGACCCCGACAGCTGGGCGGAGACCCCGACCTCGAACAAGAACGTGGAGATGGACTACGAGGGCGACCACGTCAAGCGCAACGAGGTCGGCTTCGGCGAGATCCGCAAGGACACGTTCGACCACAAGGACTCGAAGGAGTGGGGCGGCTCGGGCAAGTATGACAACGCCCGCGAGGCCGCCGTCCAGCGCAAGGCCGGCTACGCGCTCGACCTGAGCCGCGAGCTCCTCCGCACCGACGACGCCTCCGCCCTGATGGACCAGGCGACCGAGCTGATGGCCCTCCCGGCCCGCACGATCGCGTCGACCCTCAGCCGCATTCAGTCGCTCTCGCCGGATGCCCTCCCCCGCGAGCGCAAGGTCCGCCGCGCCACCGCGTGCTGCAAGCTCGCCTCCAGGATGCTGCCCGAGGGCGCCTCCGAGGGCGACGTCGAGCGCCTCGCGACCGTCGTGATGACCCTGGACGACCCGACCCTCCGCTCGATGCTCAAGATCATCGCCTCGGCCCGCGTGGCCCAGGAGGAGGAAGAGGAAGAGCAGCAAGGGCACCAGGGCCAGCAGGAACAGCAGGCCCAGCAACAGCAAGAGGCCCAGCAACAGGAGCAGCAGGCTCAGCAGCAACAGGAGCAGCAGGCCCAACAACAGGAGCAGGCCCAGCAGCAACAGCAGCAGCAGCAGGCCCAGCAAGAGTGCATGTCGCAAGAGGACATGCAGGCGCTGGACCAAATGCTCGCCGAAGAGTGCGCCCCCTGCGCCCCGGCCGCCCCTGGCGTCGCCCCCGAGCTCACCGAGATCTTCACCCCGCCCGCCGCTGTCCCCCTGGCCCCGGTCGCCGCGGCGCCCGTTGCCTCCGGCCTCGACGTCACGTTCGACGACGAGGACGACGGCGAGCCGCACGTCGCCGGCGAGGCCTCCGAGCTCGCCTCGCTCTTCGATGAGCACCCTGAGGTGATGGCGCAGCGCGAGATTCAGGCCGCCTCCGGCGGCTATGGTCCGGTCCCGGCGACGCGCACCGCGTCGGCGTCGGCCAAGCGGATCGGCCAGGTCAAGGCCGCTCCCGCCCAGCGCCGGACCGAGGACTCGGACCTGGCGAACCTCTGGGAGCGCCCCCCGGCCCTCTGAGCAAGACTTCGAGGGCCGTCCCCGGGCGGCCCTCAAAGAATATACGATAAAGGATACGTAGACAGGCTTCCAAACGAAGGTGACGCAGAAGAGAGAGACCCGGAGGGCGGCAGAGCGGGGAGACGGACTCGCGGGGAAACCCGGACTGAATCCATCCGCGCCGAGCACCCGACAGGCCATCCCGGCTTCCCGGACATCGACGCAACTGGAGAATTGAATCATGGGAATTGGCGGACAAGAATCAGGCCCTGGCCTGAATCAGGGCGCCCTGCGGATCCTGTATTCGTTGATCAAGGACAGCATCCCCGTCCTTTCATCGGACGCGTTCACGCAGGCGAACCCGAGCATCATCACTACCCCCTCGGCGGTGTCGACGACCCTGCCCTCGAACGTGAAGCGCGGCGTCCTCGGCGGATCCGTTGCCTTCACCCGTCCCGACATCGGCGCGAACGCCGTCGGCGGCGCTGTCCAGGTGAGCTCGGCCTACGTGGTCGGCACTCGCCCGCTCGGCCTCTTCATCAACGACGCGGCCGGCAACGCGTACGAGAACCTCCCGGCGGCAGCGTCCGGCAAGGGCCCGTTCCTGCGCGGCGGCTCGGTCGGCGTGAAGATCTACGAGACCGCGAAGCAGACGACGAACTCCTACTCGGCCGGCGCTGTCGGCTCGGCGGGCGTGGTCGGTACGGCTTTGACCTACAACGTGGGTGACAAGCTCTACGCTTCGGTCAACGGCCTCTTGACGAACGACTTCACTGACTCTTACGAGTTCCAGTGGATCAACACCGGCGCCCTCGGTAGCGGTGCCAGCGGCGCGTGCGCCGAACCCAACGTGACCCGCATGGGTACCGTCATCGCCCCTCCGGACTCGACGAGCTCGGAGATGTTCCTCACCCTGGCCTTCATCGGCTGAGCTGAACGGAAAGAAAGGAAGAAGAGAATGAACGCTTCAATGAATCCGTTCGGCGTGCAGGTGGTGGACAACTCCATCCGCGAGTCGATCGTGGACAAGCACATCGGCAGCCAGGCCGGCCGTCGCCGCCTCGCGGCGTCGATGATCCAGCCGCTGCGCGAGCGCCGCGACTACTCGTCCGTGGGCCGCAAGACCTTCCTGGTCGAGCAGATCCCGGATGGCGCGCTGGCGATCTACGACAAGGACCCCGACGTCACGGCGTACGTGATCGGCGAAGAGGGCGAGAGCATCACGGCGGTCATGAAGCCGCGTCGCGTGATCTTCCCGCTCTTCGAGATCGCGGCGCTCCCGAAGGCGCCCCTGACGCAGATCAAGGAGCGTCGCTACGACCTCCTGAAGCGCATGCAGGACCTCGGCAAGGCGCAGATCCAGGCCGCAGAGGACGACCGCGTCTTCTCGATCATGGACGCGATCGCGGTCAACGGCTTCGACGAGCTCGCTGGCGGCACGAACCCGGACATCCCGGTGGTCGCGCCGATCTCTCCGGCGGTCCTCGCGGACGCGTTCGCCGAGATCGAGTTCCACGACCTGCGCGTGGCCCGTGTCTACATGAACGCCCGTGACTACGCGGACATCCGCAAGTTCGGTCGTGACGTGCTCGACATCGAGTCGCAAGCGACGTTGTGGAAGACCGGCATGATGGCAACGGGCTGGAACGCCCAGTTCATCGTGTCGCGCCTCGTCCCGGCCGGCGTGGTCTACTGCTGCTGCGAGCCGGAGATGTTCGGCCGCATTCCGGTCCGCACGGAGTTGACCGTCCTCTCGGCGGACAACCCCGAGGAAAGGACAATTGGATTCAGTATGTTCGAGAACCTTGGCATCGGCGCATACAATCCGCGCGGTCTCGTCCGCCTGATTGTCACCCGCTGATCCAAGCCCGAGCTTCATTGCTCCTGCTGAGCCCCGGTCCCGACAGGTCCCGGGGCTCAGTCGTATTTCGGTATCGGGGCTTATTGTTGTAACATCCATTCATGTCATGCTCCCGGTGCGGAGTCCCGGAGGACTCCTTTTTCGGCTATTGCAACGGTTGTTCTCAACTCTCCGGATGGCTGGAGCAGTATCCGGCCCTCCAGTCCATTCTTTCTTCGGACTCGGTCTCCATCCTCCAGAGAGGCCCCTCCCTCTCGGACAAGCCTCGTCTCGATGCTGGGTGCCAGGTATGCCACCGGAGGTTCGATGTCGAGCTTGTGAGCCTGTTGAAGCAATATCGGAGGAACGCCGACGCCGGCTCTTCCGTCCTATACCGCTGTCACCGTTGCTCGAAGGCCGGAAAAACCGGTCTTGGCGTCGACTCCGTGATGCCCGTCATCGACCTCTCCGAGACTGAGAGGAGGTTTGGCGGCCTTTCCAGGAACGTGAAGACCGGGAAGGTCGTTGCTAAGTGCGAGGACTGCTCTTCTCTCCAAGAAGTGAAGATGAGCAGTCTCCTACATCAGGCCAGGAGACACAGGCAGTCGGGGAGGACATGCCTCTACAAATGCTTTGAATGTGGGGTGAAAAGACCCGACGCTGTCGAGAGGTCCTGTGCCGCGAGGGCAAGGCAGCTCGGAGACGGGTTCAGGTCTGGGCTTGAGCGCGCCATGGCTTCCCGCCTCTCGGGCCTGGGCATTGCCTTCGTGCCTCAGCACGAGGTAGGCCTGTACACGTGGGATTTCTTTCTCCCCGATCATCGCGTCCTCATCGACGTAGACGGCGAATATTGGCACTCGGACAGGAAAAGGTCCGCTAAAGACAGGGCGAAGATGACGTACACGGAAAGGCACCACCCGGAGTACAAGGTCTTTCGCGTGGAAGAGAAGAACTTCCTGAACCCGAACATCGTCGACCGGGTCATCCAGTCGATGGTCGGCTCTCTCGCTCCGGTAGAGGTCGTTGACTTCTCCCTCTCGGACGTCGTGGTCTCCCGCATCGGCGGGAGGGGGGAGTCAACCCGCGTCTACTCAGACTTCCTCGAGGCTTTCCACTATGCCGGGAGCGGCCGCGCCGGCGCGTCTGTCTACGGTTCGTCCCTCGGCGGCGAGCTCATCGCGGTCTGCAAGTTCAACTCCGTCACGAGGCGCGAGGTAGCCTCCTCTCGCGGCCTCAAATGCAAGGAGGTTCTCGAGCTTGACCGTTTCTGCATTCGCCCCTCCCACCAGAAAAAGAACTTCGCCTCCTGGATGATCTCAAGGTGCGTTTCTTTGGTCTTCTCCCACCATCCGGACGTCCTCGAGCTCGTGAGCTTCTCCGACGAGACGTTTGGCCATCTCGGGACAATATATAGGGCTTCGAACTGGACCGAGGTCGGGAAGACCAGGCCGAGCTACCATTATATGGACGTCTCCGGCCTGGTCATAAACAAAAAACGGGTTTATGACATCGCCTCAAAGCTGAAGATGAAGGAGGCCGACTATGCTTCGAAGCACGGCCTGGTGCGTTTCACGGAGAGGCCGAAGATGAAGTTTGTTTTCGCCAGGCCGACACGGGACCGTCGGGCGTGAGACGGTCTGGGCGTACGCTCTCCCCATGACCATGACGGGCTGCGACTTCCTCGCCCTCTCCTTTTTCGGCTCTCTCCTCCTTCTCGTCGCCGCCCTCGCGCTCTCGAGGTTCCGGCTGCCAGCCCTGCGACTCCCAAGCCTCCCGTCCCTCCGCCTGCCCGCCCTGGTCCCGGCCATCGCGGCGGCGGCCCTGTTCGTCCTCTGGCTCCGCTCGGTCCGCGTTGTCCCGTGCGGCGGCTCCCCCGCCCCCGCCCCCGCCGCCCTGGCCTGCTGCTGACCCTCCGGGGCGCGCCCCTGTGTAAGCTTGGCGCGTGGTTGAGGACATCGACGCGTTCATGCTCCGTGTTTGGAACAGGTTCTTCGGGCGGGACTCCGAGGGGACCCTCCCCGAGCTCCGGGAGTGGGTGGAGGCCGACCGGGCTGAGGTCGCCAGGACGGCCTCCGCCCCTCCCGCGGAGCCCGCCCTGGCCTCCCCTCCGACCATGGAGGGGCTCCTCTCGGTCCTCCGGCGCCGGAGGGCCCAGTACTGCGCGACGGCCCCCGTCGAGGGGCTCCCGCACTGGATGACGACGGTCCCGGAGGTCCTCCGCGTCGCCGAGCCGGGCTCGTCGTTCCCGTGCCGGTGCGGGGCGCCGGCCATAGCCCGCCTCCGGCACCCCGGGGCCGACGTCTTCACGGTCTCGGCCCTCACCGGGGGCGTGTGCTGCTCGCGCCTCGTCCCGGAGGTGTGGGAGCTGTGAGCCAGGGCAGATCTCGGCCCCGGCTGTGCCGCTGACCGTCAGTCCGGCCTCCGGCCGCGTAACGTTGGCCATGTGGAGGCTGTCCCTCGTCCTGATTCTTTTCACTGGAGTTTCCCTGGCCCAGGATCGGCCGACGTTTTACGTCAAGTCTTCTTCCACCGTGTCGTACCCCGACGGGACGAGGGTGGCGCTTCAGGAGGATAAGGTCCTCGTCATCGAGGACTTCAAATGCATCATCGATGTGAGCCCGTCCCCGAAGGCCTCCGGGTACTCCGGTCCGTCTCTGACATGTTCGGCGCCCGGCGTCGGGGAGGTGGCCGTGGTTTCCCGCTGCAACTCTCTCGTCCCGGGTGATATGAACTCGGCTACCCTACAGCTCCATAGCGACAGATCCCCGGACGACGAGTCCTACACCCAGGTCACTATCGGATGTGAGACCACCTACACGCGAGTCCAGAAAGGCTCGTCGCCGAAGCGGAAGACGTCGGGGGCCTGACTTCTGAAGTGAGCATATCTCGCTAACACATGTCCATTGTATGCTCCCTCAAGGGGCCGCCAGTCGGTTCCTTGGAGGTGCATATATATGACAAATAGGAAATCAGGTCGCAGGAAGACGGATCTCTCGGACGAGTCCTCGCCCAAAGTTCTCAAGGTGGCGAAGAGCCTCATCCGGACAGACTGGGGAGGCAAAGACCCGGACGAGCAAATCAGGAAGAAAGCGGCCGAGGCCGGACTGGACTTCGGGATCAGATCCCGTCAGTTCGTCAAAGACGAGGTAGAGCGCCAGGTCGAAAGCTGCCGGAAGCGAATATTCCCTCGGATTGACGAAGTTATCGCTCGCCTCGAAGATGACTCCGCGCCGAAGGCCCTGGAGTCGAGCCCCTAAACTCTCCTGTGTGAGGTCTGGTATGGTGGTGTTTGGCCCTCCCGAGGGCCTGCACCGCCTTCCTGGCCTCCCCTCACGGGGCCTGCACCCTCCCTGGCGGCAAAGTGAGTACGAGCTCGCGTCGGGACTGAAGGCCTCCCCTGGCCGGACGGCGTGTGAGGGACTCCCGGATCCGGCCTGTGCAGGAGTCCTCATGTCCAGGAAGTTCAAGAAGCTCGTCCGCTCCGTGTCCGGGAGGGCCGGCGTCTCCCACGCCGGCGCCGTCAACCTTCTGCGCCGGGGCAACCCGATCCCCCTGAGGCCGTTGGACCCAGTCCTGATCCGGTCGAAGGCCGTCCCTCTGTTCGGGGACCACACTCATGAGGCTGGCCTTGTCTCCGCCGTACTTCCCGACGGCTCCGTGTGCGTGACCCCGGCCTGCCCGAGGAACACGATCGGCGGGGTCTCCTTCTACAGGTACGAGAAGCTCGTCCGATACCGGGCGGAGGACGTGCGCCCTTATCGCCTGAAGAAGGGCGAGCGCTTCGCGCGCTTTGTGGAGACCGTGTTCGACACTAAGGTCTGCTTCGGGGACGCCTACAAGGACGGGGACATCCTGAAGGAGATGGTCGTCGAGAAGCCTCGGGACTCGGCCTCGTTCGTCGTCTCTGAGGACGGCGAGTCCATACTTCTTGTGCACAAGCCGGCCCGGGTCTTCATCCCCCTCTGGGAGCTGTCGGCGGAGATCGAGATGGGCGACGATGTCGTCGGCCAGGACGCCGTGAAGAACATCATGGCCGTGAGAGACCGCATGCTCGCCCTCATCGACTGCTTGAGCTTTGAGCATGATCTTCTCACGGCCGGTCCTAGCCTTCGTCGCCATGCGTCCGTCCCTCCCGACGGGGCCGAGTGGTACGTAAATGATCTCGACGACTCGCTCTCCAGGGACCGCGGGATGGTCCTGGACTCCCCTCCGCCCTTTCCCTTGTTCCGCTACGCCTGCGGCCGCGGGAAGGTCGGTCGTCATATTTCCGGACCCACCTTCTCCGGCCTCCTCCTACTTGACGGGGATATGTCTGTAGTTTCCCCGCGCCCGGCTCTTCCCTAGCCCCACTTTCGGTGGTTCTTCGCCGTCCAGTGGAACTTCGACACCTCGTCGGCCGGGGTCCCGTCCTCCAGGGCGGTGAGGACCTCGGCGGCGGCCGCGAACGGGTCCTCGGAGGACCGGACCATGCGGGAGAACGCCCACCCGAGCTCGCGCCGGCGCTCGCCGTCCTCCCCGGACGCGCGCTCGTCGATGAGCCGCCCGAGGCACCAGACGTCGGCCGTCCTCTGGTCGCACCTCCACCCCTCGGGCCGGCCTGCGCGGAGACCCTCCTCGAGCCTCTCCCTGCCGGCCTCGACGGCCGCCCTCACCTCTTCCGTCCTCATCCCGTACGCTACGCCCTCGCCGCTGTACCCTTCGCCATGTCGTCCTTCCTGACCGGGGCTGCCCTCTTCGCCCTGTTCGTCCTCCTCGCGACGGTCCCCCTATGGGACCCTGGCTGGGCCCTCCCGTGAGCCCTCCCAGCGAAAAGGACAGGATGAGGGCCTCCCTGATCCTCCGGTATCTCGAGGAGCCGGGCGGCTCCCAGACCCTCTTCTCTGCCTTCCTTCGCTCCTACGAGAAGGCCCGGGAGGAGGCATACGGCGGCCTCCTCGATAGGATCCGCCCTCTGACTGCCTCCGTCGTCGAAGCCGGGAGCGAGAAATCTTTCACCAGGTCCAGGATGACGGCCTCCACGCTCCTTCCTCTCTCCCTGGCTGTCCGCTCGTCCTCCCTCACGCGCGCCGGCGCCGCCCGCGCGGCGTCCTTCCTCAGGCAGATGCTCGGCCATGTGGAGCCCGACGATGGGGCGGCCCGCCTCGCCGAGGAGATATGGTCATGTCTATCGGGCCGCTTTCCCGGCCTCCCTCCGTCCGTGTCCGCCGTCGAGGTCCTGGAGGACTGACGATGCCGGAGCCCGGGGTCTACGAGCACTGGAAGGGAGGGGTCTACCGCCTCCTCCACGTCGCGGCGGAGGAGGCGACGGGGACGCCCGTCGTCGTCTACGTCTGCGTGTCCGACCGCGAGGGGCGCCTGTGGACCCGCCCCGCCTCCTCCTGGTCCGAGGTCGTCAACTCCCCCTCGGGCCGGAGGCCGCGCTTCCTGAGGGTCGACGTCCCGTGACGACCGCCATCATCGTGAACGACCGCGGCGAGGCCTTCGTCGGCTGGCGCTCCTCCTGCTCACTGTCGGAGAACGGGGTCGAGATGTACTCGTCCGTCCCCTTCTTCGCGAAGGAGACAGTCCTCCACTACGAGCCCGGCCATCTCTGGGACCCGGACGTCCCGACGGACAAGCCTGTCCGCCTCAACCGCCCGTACGTCTTCTCCTCCGTCCGTGCTGCCGCGCGGGCCGCGCGCCGCATGTGGTCGAAGGTGGCGGTCGTCACCTAGTCGCTGATCGTCGACCCGCGGTATTGGTCGACGCAGAGCTCGATGAAGTCCTGCGGGCTCTTTTTCATCCTGTCACGCAGGACCTCCCCTACCTCCCTCCCCTCCTCGTCCTTCCCGAACTCCATGAGGTCCACGGAGTGGGACGGGGCCGTCCCGTTGCCCCACCGGGCGTAGGAGCTCCCGTTCGGGTGGTTGGTGTGCCTCTGGGCCACCATGCACGGGATCCCGAGGACCTCCTGCTCCCGGAAGAACCTCTCGACGTAGGTCCTGGCGTTCTGCGGGAGGAATGGGACGGCGGAGAGCCTTATGGCCATGATGGACGACATCCCCACAGGTTACGCCCGGGGCGCCGTACTCTCCCGCATGAGGCTCTTCGTTCCCGCCTGCGGCGACCGCATCATGCTCTCCGCCCCGTGGTCCTTCACGCTGGTCCTCGAGCGCCGGAACGTCGACTTCGCGAAGTCCCGGAAGCTCGTCGATCCCGGGGCCTCCCCTCACTGGCGCGCCTTCCGGTCCGAGGGCGGCTACAGGTCCGTCGACGCCTCGCTCGACGCCGGGACTATCCTCGAGTGCGACCGCGTCTACGTCCGCTCCTATAACAAGTCGCGCGTCCAGACGAGCGAGGACTTCGACTCGATAACCTGGAAGGTCATCAACGCGAAGGGGAAGGCTGTCCCGAGGAGCCGCTTCTGGGTCAAGCTCGTGGACGCGAACTCCATCGAGTTCGACGGCGTGGAGACTTACCGTGACCGCGTGAAGCTCGCCAGGCTGGTGATGGAGTCGTGAGGTACGTCCTTCTTTACTTCCCGATCCTCGCCGGCGCCGTCTTGGCCGACCGTCTGTTCCCTGGTCGTGTTGGGGACACGCCGCTGGCCTTCCATTATTTTGAGATTCTCTATGCTTCCTTCTTGTCCTATATGCTGGTCGCCTACACGCTCCACTTCGTGGAGGAGGCCGTTTCCCGGCGCCGGAAGAGGCGCCTCGACGTCGTGAAGGACGTCATGGAGTCCTGACCAATGGCCAACGACCATCCTCCCGAGGCATCTCGGGGCAAGGATATCTCTTATTCGACCGTCTCTCTTCGGGAGTTCGCCAAGTGCGCCGTCGTGGCTGTCGGCGAGGGGCTCGTCCGCAAGGCCGAGGACGGCCTCGCCCGCGCCGTGCTCCGCCTCCTCTGGTGACCGGATGTAGGTTGCCGCCGATGTCGGACAAGGTCGAGGTCGTCGCCAACGGTTTGTCTGTCGTGGTGTCCCACGAGTTCTACAGGGTGGCCGCCGGCCTCCTCACGATGGGCCTCCCCGTGCTCGACGTCTTCAGGGACGAGGGCGACGACTTCTTCTCCATAGTCTTCCCGAGCTCGGACAGCATGGAGCACTTCTCCGTCTTCCTCCTCACCCACCGCCTTTTCGTCGACGGTGACGGGCAGAACCCTATGGTCAACGGGGACTTCAGCCTCGAGACTGACGGCGATAGCGTGAGCATGGTGTACCTCCTCGTCGTGGAGGACCGCCATTTTTCGGCCCTCGAGGAGTGCCTCGTCTCGCACGCCCCGGGCCTCTCCCCGGCCTCCCAGAACTGACTGGTGTAACGTCCTTCCAATGGACGAGGACGACGACCTGTGCTGCGAGCCAGAGGAGACCGACGAGGACTGGATCGACTCCCCGGAGCCCGGGGAGAACCTGAACTGGCCGACCGCCGTCGTCTACGTCGCCTTCTTCATCACGGCGGCGATGGTTCTTCACGACTGTCTTTCCCACGCCCCCTGAGACAATGGCGCCGGGAGTTGGCCGTGCGGCGCGTCCCTTCCCGCCATTCTCGTTGCCTCAGAAGTTTACTCCGAGCTGGAAGAACGGCGTGGGTGTCACCGGCCCGGCCGGGCTGTCCGTCGGCGCTATCATTGGCATGAAGGAGGTCGGGTTCGTGAGCGTGGGGGAGAAGGCCGACGACAGGTCCACGAGGACGACCCCGGAGCTGTTTGCGTGGACGCCATCGTCGGCGTCCGTGTATCCAGGATTGTGCGGCAGCCATAGCCCCGAGTTCCGGGAGCTCTCGAGCAAGTCCGCTATCTCCAGACACCTCGGGTCCGCGCGGAACAGGTCGTTCGCGCCCGTCCGGTTCGCGTTGAAGCCGTCCGTCGTTTGATGGGCTGTGTCGATGAACCCGTTCGTGCTGGTCGCGCCAGGATATATGGTCGCGAACCAGGCCTCCCTCGGCGAGAAGAAGTTGGCCTCGGCGTGGGCCGCGGCGTACATGGCCGCCGCCGACAGGACCCTGGAGTTGTATCCGTTTGCGTCCAGGAACGTCGTGCAATACTTTGCGAGCGCGGCCCTCAGCGGGTTCTGGGAGAAGTCGACGTACGGCTGTCCGGCGACGCCCATGTTTATGTACGGGAACAGTGGGCCCAGCGAATGCGCCAGCTGCCCCTGATGCTCGTTGGTCGGGGTCGCGTCCCTCTCCCCGATCGTTCTCGAGTCCCCGTTGAAGAGACATGACACCTGGTCCGTTAGCGCGACGATCGCGGCCGGCCATATCATGAAGTCTCCGCCGTTGTCGACGAGCCCTCCCGTGAGCGTCTTGTCGACGGTGCTCGTCTCCGCCACGTCCCCGCCGGTCAGGTATCGCCGCGCGCCGTTCGCCTGCCTGTTCAGCGCAATTACGTTACTGTTCTGTAGCCTCCGTATTAGGTTGATCCTCGACTTCCCGGCCGGCAGGGCGAGAGACAGTTTCGCCCACGCCACCGACTTGTCCCCTATTACCGTGCTCGCCGCCCCTCCTGGCCAAGTGGGCCTATAGTATGTCCCTGATCCGGCCGGGTACTCGACCCCCATTGACGCTGTCAGGGTTCCGCCGGTGGCCGAGTCCAGGTACGCCGGTGTGCTCGCCGGGCTCACCCAGAAGTTCGCCTCGCAGAAGTAGAGGGTTGCTATCCCTCCTGTCGGGGCGTATATGTCGTGCCCGCTCTGGAACTGATACTGGAGGTTGTCCCCGATCGCCGTTGGCACATAGCATCTCGTTCCGACCTGCCCGTAGAATTTCGGGGACATGACAGTCCCATCCTCGGATAAGAAAGACACCAGTATTGTCTAATATGTATATAGGAATATCCGGCCAGACGACCGTCTCGAGCCCCCTCTTTTCTCCCCGTAGGGACGACTACCCCGTCCGGGTCGAGCCCTCTCCCCCGAACGTGGTCGGGACCTGCTCATGCTGCGGCGGCCGCGTCGGGGTCCCGAGCGTGGTTTGGGTCGGCATTACGGACGCGACGCCGACGTGCCTGGACTGCGGCGCTCGCGCGGCCCCGCCCCCTCTGCACGGCCCCGTCATCCAGATGTCGCCGAGGTCCCGCAGGTGATCCTTCCCGACCGGAACTCTTTTCCGGACTGGCGCTGGAACCGCCTCGTCCACCCCGACCGCCACGTCGTTGTCTGCGAGGACTATCTCGACCAGCAGGTCCGCATCTCGTCCCACCTTCGGGACGTCTTCGGCCCCCAGGGCCGGGTCCAGTTCAGCTTCGTCCCCGGCGGCCTCCAGGCCGCCGCCATCATGCACGTCCAGGCCGTCGACCTCGTCAT